TTTTAAAGGCATCTAAAGTAAATCTATAAAATGACTTTTTATAAATTCCTATCTTAATCTGTTTGTCTGTTAAGTTTTGCGTTAATTCGTTCAAGTTGTTCTAGTTCTTCTAAGGATAGATTATCTATGTTCAAATTTGTTACTTCTTGTTTGATCTCTTCTTTAATTTCTTTTTTATCAGCCCAACCAAATCTGTTTTTCATATTCATATACCATCCGGTATAAGAAAACTCTTTATTCTCAAGCTCTGTACGTCCTTTTGATAACCACCAAGCCTCACAATATCTCTTACACTTTTTTATGGTGTCTAAAAAATGTTTATCACGTTCAGATAAGTTGTATAAAGTTTGCCTACTAATATCAAGTTCAACTGCTAATTCAACAATACTAGCTCCCTTTTTTGATAGGTTAATAATACTCTCCTCCCATCCCTCTGGTAAATCTTTTAACGTTATTAATGGCCTACCTTTACCTTGCATATCTATCTGTTATATCGTGATTAGGATTGTCTAAAAAGCTTTTTTTAATTGGTTTTTCTACTTCTATTGAATGTAAAAAATATCTTGTAATACCATCATACTCTAATCTAAATGCTACTACAAAAATATTATTTTTATCGATTACTCTATAAGCGTAATTTTTATAAAAAAATACATCATTTATTTTTAATGTTCCTGCTTCAATCATTTTAACTAATATAATAAAATTTAATTATTCTTAATCAAAGTATTGTTTTTCTAAAGTTTCATTAAATTGTTTAGTTAGTTCTTGAATAGTATTTACCATGCTTATCTGATCTGTTTTATAAAGTTCTTTCTCTATTGGTAGTATTTTTTTTTCAAGTTCTGTAATAAATTTATTACCGTAATATTTCATCTCTTTATTATAAATGCTAGTATCTTTTAAGTCATCAATATCCTCAAGTAAGGCTATCCCATTGGCTAAAAATCTTAATGCTGCTAATCTTAATTGTTTTGTTTTATTTTCCATTCTTTGCTCTTTGTTTGTTAATCTTAATTTTGTTTTTAATCTCCTGTTTTATGTCAATATTATAATGCTTTGCCATGTTCAAACATACCATTATAACATCGGCTAACTCTTCTTTTACATGATTAAATTTTTCACTATTATAGTCAGAATAATCAACACTAGAATATTTTAACTCTTCAACCTCTTCATCTAGTTTATCTAGGAACTCGTAAAGCGTAGTAGAAGGAGTAATTAAACCCCTATCTACTATGCTTTTATAATTATCATTTATTAACTTTTTCATTAGAATAAACTTTTTTGCTCTGCTGCCTCTTCAAATCTATATTTAGCATCTCCTAAGTTTATCTTAGCTTGCTTAAAATAAGAATCTTTTAACTCTATTCCTATGGCTTTTCTACCTAATGAAACAGGGCTATAAACCTCAGAACCTACACCCATAAAAGGAGTAAAAACAACCTCGCCCTCATTAGAATATAATTCTACTAATCTATCAATAACGTCCAATTGTAATGGGTGTACGTGCTTTTCGTCATCTTCTTCTTTAGTATCTCTAAACGGTAGTTTTAATTTACCTCTAACATCATCCCATACGCTAGAAGCATATCTTTGCCATATTACCTGACTAAGTTTATTTTTTAAATGATTACCACCTAAATTATCAGCATGTTTGTATTTAATTAACAAATCATTCCATTTGCCGTATTTTTTTTCCATTGGAGGTAATAACGGAGTTTCACCATGATAATGCTTAAAACCTTTCTCATTAGTCACTTTAACCTCATTTTCTCCTTTCTTTTTAAATATTAAAACGTAGTCAGGAATAGCAGTAAAACACATTGTAGAATCCTCTGCAATATTTTTATGCATTAAACTTCTTACCATTGTTCTCATTCTTACTTCTAGTGGCTCTTTCCATACTGTAATACGGTTATTATAGGTAAAACCATATTTCTCATGTAGTTTAATTATTTCATGAGGAAAGTCATATAAAATATGCTTAGTAGTATCTGTTAAAATCTCTTGACAATGTACAGCGTTAATTCTGCCAGCTTTAGTAACTCTAGCCATCTCTTTAACTAAATATTCATACTGTTGCATAAACTCTTCTTTAGTTTCGCAGTTACTAAAATCTTTTTCTGAGCTTGAGTAATTATACAACCCAGCAAAAGGAGGTGAGTAAATAGATAAATCTATACTATTATCTTCTAGTGTTGTTATTACATCCATGCAATCACCGTTATAAATTGCATAATCTTCTGTTAGTTGTTGATCTTTTACTTTCATCTTTATAAAAATTTAGGTTTTACTATTTGTTTGTTAAATTGTTTATTATCTAAGTCTATTGATATTTTACTATCCTTTAAAATCATTTCATTAAATTCTTTTGCCTTTTGACTTTTGTATAAAAGTGTATCTAATACTCTTTTTTGTCCATCGGATAAAACTAAATCAATATGAACATCACTTTTTTGTCCGAATCTCCAGAATCTTCTAACAAGTTGATAATACTGCTCATAACTCCATGTTGGAAAAACTACTGAATGATTACAATGTTGCCAATTTAAACCAAATGATGCTATTTTAGGCTTAGTAATTAATCTTTGTATATTACCTTTAGCAAAATCTAAAAGTATATCTTCTTTTCTGTCTAAGTTCATACCACCACTAACCTCAACCGCATCTTTATCTAATTCATTTAATAGTGTACCCTCATCATTAAAATTACACCAATAAACAGAGGTTTTATTACTTGCTAATTCAACCGCTTTCTCACATCTTTGCTCAATACTTCCTTTCTGCTCTTCTCTAACCTCAGTCATAGTTTTAGCAATACCATTAAATAAGCTAGTTTGACCGTTTATAATCCAGTTTTTCTCATTTCTAACGTAATTAACATCTTCAATCAATTTAGGTAGTTTATATCTTTCATTAGAAAAACCTAAGTCACTTGGGTTTTTAATAAAAATACTCCATTGATTAAGCCATGCAAAAAAACTTGCTTTAGCATGAGGTTTTAAATACCATTTAGTACCAATGTCTTGAGGTCTAACATTGTTTTCATTATTACCAAAAAACTTAGTAAGCATATCCATGTAAGGCATGTAACCTAAAAACTCTGAAGATGTACCAAATTCAATATAATCATTAGGTGCTGGAGTAGCCGTTGATAAAAATCTATAAGGTATTTTTCTAGCAAATGAAGTAATTTTCCATTTTATCTTACCGTTAAAGTTTTTAAGTATTGAACTTTCATCAAGTATAACACCTTGAAACTCTGTTTTATCAAAGTAGTGTAGCCTCTCATAATTACATATTACAATACTCTTAGTATGCTTACCATCTTTGGAGTATTCAATATCTGTAATACCTAGCTTTTCAGCTTCTAAAATAAATTGAAAAGCAACAGCTAAAGGAGTTAATATTAATACTTTTCCGTTAGTATGATTAACAATGTTTTGAGCTATTGAAACTTGCATCAAAGTCTTACCTAATCCGGTATCTGCAAATATTGCCATTCTACCTTTCTTAACTGCTTTCTCAATAATAGCTTTTTGAAAATCAAAAGCCATGTCAGGAATGTAATTAGCATCAAAACCGAACTCACCGATAGTATGCTTTTTGCTTTCTAAAAATTCTTGATAATTCATAAATAATATTGTTTAACTTTTACAAATTCACCATAACGATTAGGCACATCTAACCATTCATCTTTAATTTCTGTACCCTCTTTTCTTAGATCACACACCCTTGATGCTAGGCGGTATATTCCTAGCTCTTGCCATGCTTTTAAAGGATTGATTTTGTTTCCTTGCTCTAGATAACTGAGCAATCTTTTGTTTTGATTCATAATTTATGTTTGTTTAGTTATTGCAATAATAATAATAAAAACTTAATATTAAAATTTTAAAGATTGATTTAATAATTTTAGTTTGTAGTTCTGTTCTCTTAGGTTTCTAATCTCTTCTTTAAGCCTAGTGTTTTCATCTGTGATGGCTGTTGCCTCATCATAAACAGTTTCTGTATAAAATTCAAGTTCTGCAACTGAATAAATAGCACTTTCTGTTAATGTTGCTAATGGGTTATCCGTCATTTTTTTATCCTCAAAGTTTTTAAATAATCTTCTTAACGCAATATCGTACGTTTCTAGCGACTGTTTCACCTCTTGGTATACATTACCATTAAAAATACTTTTGGTGTCTTTAAACATCACGTAAATAGGCAATAAATTGATTTCTGGCTTGTTACTTAACATAGTTTGTTGTTTTAAAATGGTAATTCATCTTCTTCATCTACTCCGTAGCTCATTCTGCTCATTGATTTATGTTGATTTGTTTTTTCTAGCATATCTAACTGCTTCGGCTGTTTATCATAGGTTTTTTCTAATGGATTTATATTGTTGATTAAATATGCACAATGGTTTACCCATCTTAACTCAATCGGTTTATCTCTGGGAGTAACACATCCACCTGTAATAGTTTCTTTAACTTTTCTAACATGAAGCTCTCCTATATTCCATCTTTCGGGATGCTGTGTCATTCTGTGGATAGTCCAAAAATCATCGCTGCGATTGGCGAACTTCTGGCCGCCTTCTGTATCGGCCTTTTCTGGAGAAGCGAGGTTTCCCTCATAAATATGGTCTTTAGGGTATCTGTTTCTAGCAGCCTGAGTAACTAGGTGAGCATTTACAAAAACATTAGTGTTATTCTGCTCTCCAAAGATTCTAAGGTTAGCACAAATATCATAATCCTCTTGATGCTTGTTAGATGTTTCTACCATTAGCGAATTAAAAGGGTCAATCAATAACCCGTCATGATGCTTTTTACTTGCTAAGTCTAAAATATCATAAGCCGTATAACGTTTATTATTTGGTATAAACTCAAAGTAATCACTAATCTGATTTAACGTATGTTGAAAACCCTTATCATCAGAGAAATAATCTTTGTCTAATCTACGACCTGTCCAAAAGTTAAAAATTTTGAATACCTGACTTCTAACAGTATTCTCAGAACTATAAATTAAATGCTTTTTACCATGAAGCTTACTCATGCATACAAAGTACCAAAGCAAAACATCTGTTTTACCAACGTTATCATGACCATTGACCATGTTAAACTGGCCCTGCTTCCATTTAATATGATCATCAAAAGCATCTATGCCTATTCCTAGTCCTGTATCAATTTTACCTAATCTAATGTCATCTAAACCTTGTATTTCGTGAAAAGGTTTTGAGTAATAATTTTCCATTTGTTTTGTTTTCTGCTATCAAACTACTTGCTACCTGCTATCCATGGAGCAGATTCGTTTTGATTTGTTTGTTTAGGTTTAGAAGTTGAATTACACCAATTCCAGAACCAAGATATAATATTCCCATATTGTTTGTTTATAAACTGCTCAGAATCTTTTTTAATTTCCAAAAACCTTTTCAAATGATTTGTTAATTCATCCTTGTTAGTTTTATAAATTATTTCATTCTGTTTGTAATCAGTTTGAGAAAAAACATTTAATATTTCTTTTATTTTATTTTCTTTTATTATACTGTTATGTTCTATTATCTTATGGTTTTGATTAGCTTTTATTTCGGTTTCGTTTAGGTTTTTTTTAGGTTTTAATTCGGTTTTTATTTTTCTTGGTCTGCCTCCTTTTTTACCATTTTCTTTCTTAGTATCCCAGACTCCCATAACTCGACTTAAAGCAGGTGAATAAAACCTATTTTTATCTTCAGCAAGTAAGTTAAATTTTATACAATTCTTATACCATTCTAAAAATTTATCAGCATCCTTACAGCCTATTAAATCAGCTAACATTTTTAAATCAAACTCATCAGCACTATGTGTATAACTTGCTGAATCTCTTAATATCTCGACTACATCCCAATATATCCCCTTTCCCCAATGACCGTATAAAAATTGTATTTTTCTTAATTTTAATCCTCTACCGGCTGAGCTATCATGCCTAAACCAGTAACTATCTTTTTTATTTGACATTATTACTTAATAGTTTTTTTATTTCCCTTAAATCATTTATTAATTCTTTATCTCCTGAAGTTAGTAATCTGATAATTTTGTTCTTACCATAACTAACAGAGCTAAAAGGGCTTTCTAAATAATCAGAAATATATTTATGTTGTTTTTTTAAATAAGAATCTGCAAGATAGAAAAAAATTCTACGAGCATAAACAATATTATTTATTCTACTTTTATAAAATAAATCTTTAGACTCTATATCAAAATAATTCATTATAACCAGTTTTAAAAAGTCTAACTCTTTACTTTGCATACTTCTTTAATTAAATTATTTTTCTTTTCATTTTTAGCATTAATATATTTATTTAATATAGATGTAATGCTTTCAATATCTTCTTTTACATTATCTAAATTTAAATGCAATAAATCCTTAATAACTCTATATCCATTTAATACTGTTGCATGATCTCTATTAACCCTTTTCCCAATTAATACTGTGCTGTTTTTTGTTAGATTTCTACTTAGATAATAATAAATACCTCTAGCATTAACTAAGTGTCTTAATCTGCTTTTTGAAATAAATTCTTTCTCTGTTATCTCATAGTGATGAAGAACTGCATCGACAATTAATTCAATCTTCTCTTTATCGTAAATACTTGAGTTGTTTTTTTTAAAATGATTAACCACATCATAAAAACTAAAGCCCTGCTCAAACAGAGCAAAGGCTTTATAAAGGTCATTCTCAGAATAAATCATTATGTGTTAAAGGTTTTTTATTTTGTATAGTCTGCTGATATCTTTTTCTATTTTGTTAAAAGCATTTTGTAGTATGTTATTAGATTGGAATGCTAATAGTTTTACATCATCCTCTTTAAAATTTGCTTCTTTTAAATAGGCTTCAAAGCTACTTAATGAACTTGCAAAAATCAAGAACGCATCTTCTAAATCATTTAAATCTTTCATGTTAATAAGTTTTTTAGTTGTTTGTTTAATCGTTTTAATCTTTCTTTCCTATATTCTAAACTTTGTGTATATCCTGTATAATTACCGTTTAAAATACCTAGCTCACAAAATTTAATTTGCTCTTTGATATAAGCTATATCAAATTGCTTTTTTTTGTTCTCACTCATTTAATCTTATTTTTTAAGACCTGAACAAAATCATTATAGTTTTCTTTTCCGTAGTATTCATAAAGAATAAAAGCAATACTATCAGCAAGTTCTTTATGTGTTAGATTATCATCTACCTCATTTATGGCACTAACTAGCGTTCTAGTTAGTATCATTTGTTTTCTAAGGTTAATATGTGTTAGAGTATCATTAACCTCTTGTAAATCTTTAGATGTTTTTATATTCATTTTGTTTTGTTTAAAATTTTTCTATTACATCCCATAACGCCTCAGCCTTAGTAATATATTCTGTTGCCTTCTTTTGATAGAAGTTTCTCATAACAGTTTCATCTTCTGGGGTCATTTTTAAAGTATCTAGTGCCTCTTTACACATATCAACATAAGTTTTGTGTCTTGCTTTAGTATAAGCTTGTATTTCTGAAATTTCCATAATGTTTGATTTATTTGTTTTGTTTAATCAAATATAATAATAATTTTCTAATACAAAACTATTAGGCAAAAAAAAAGGTAAAAAATTAATTTTACCAATTTATAGACTAAATTATCTCCTTATTTTTATAAAGGTAATATAGTAAATTTTACTCTAGGATTCTCTTTATCTAAGTGTTTTTTTGCAACTATCTCTAAACACTTATTATCATTTTTTATAGCTCCAGTTTTTTGCAAACAGTCTAAAACCACTTTTAAACTATTATCTAAATCCGGCCTTCTGGAATCATAATAAACATCAATAATAAATTTAAAATTACCCTCTATTAGATCATATTTATAATTTAACATCTGGGCCTTAAAAGACTTTTCATATTGTTCTAGTTTTTTTTGTTTACCTAATCCGCATCTATTGCCTAGCCTAATTACTTTATAACAATTACTTTTTGATGGACAATTACCCATTATCGTGAACTCTTGAATCTTCATACTCTTTACGCAATATACTAATATCTTGCGTAATACTATTAATAGCATCTCTCATAGTATCAAAGTAGCTTTTAACCTTCCTATAAAGAGCCTCATTTTCACCTTCACTTACTCTAAATTTATAAATATTTTGTTCAGTTTTTATTTCAGCTTTAGCTGCAGTATCACCATCATTCATAAATTTTAATTTATTAACTGACATAGTTTTTTTTCTTAAATTATAAGACATATTAAATTCATCTAGTGCATAACCTACAACCTCACTAAACCTAAAAGAATAACCTACTAGTTTACGCTTTGCCTTTATAAGGTAATCAATATCACCATGCCCAAAATCAGAAGAGGAGTACCAGCCTATGACCTTCTGTACTCCTCCTATTATTTCATCAATTTCTTTACTATCCATAATTAAAACGGTAAATCATCAGCAGGGTCAACTTTTGCACTAACATCAACAGTTTTAACTTTAGCATTATCAGGCTTCCAATTATTTACACTTGCATAAGACTTACCAGATTGACCAACTTTTAAATCTAGGTTTATCCATTCATCATTCTT